TATACATTGTATATACGGAAAATCATTAAAGATACCTAAACGATAACCCTACAAACTTACCCCGACTGATTGGCTTCTCTGAAAGTAATGCACGTCTTAATGTAGGCATTGTCATACCATAGTGCTGCAGCGCTTCTGACAAACTAGCAAACTCGGTCTGTGTTGTAATCTCTGTGATCCTTTTACTCATTTTAGCCTTAGCTTCCGCTGTATGTGTCTTGCCCGCCCAATGACTATAATGCCCTGCTTCTGCAGCAGCTCTAATCTTGATCATACCTTCCGCGGATACCTTACGCCCTTCTGCTTTTGGTTTACCTCTTTGTGTATCCCCAATTTTTTTACGCACATCTTCAGATACGGTTTTACCATATCGGTAGTGTTGTTCGCCTGCCTGTTTACCTTTACGAGACTGACTGATCTGATTTTTTGTTTCTTTTGATAACACTACTCCATTTCTTGGGTGGTCGTGTGTTTCATGCCATGCCTTAGCTTTTTCAGCTAGTCGTGCTCGCATTTCAGGGGACGCATCTCGCATTGGAGAGTCTGCATGCGCAGCAGAGTTATAGCAGTATTCCTTGCCGTGATGTTCGTCTAACCATTTTTGTTCTGCAGGATACAGTTCTTCCTTGCTGGTAATCTGCTCAACAATCTCAAACTTAAAGCAATCTTCTCCATACTTTACCCAAGCACGTTGTAAATGAAGGCAATCATGTTTTCCTAATCGCAATGCTTTTCTATGTGCCCAAAACCGTTTGCGGGAATCAACAGTGCTGCCTACGTAGTAATGTTCATTAACTACGTTTCTAATTTTATATATGATATTTTTCATAGTACCTCCTGTTAGTGTATTGATATAATACTACTGAAGGAACGTTGTGTCAACAATAGGCAATAAAAAACCCCACGTCTTAGGTGGGGTTCTTCGTTAACCCTTGCTATTACTAACTTAGGCGCCTGGTGAACCGTACATACCTAACGGATCGGAAAAACCAAATGAGTAGCGCTCACGTGATTTGTAACGTACATTACCTGTATCAAAATCACCATCCATTGATGTTGATAATGGGCTACGGACAAAGTGCTTCATACCGTTTGGTACGTCTGTTGTCAAGAACCAAGCATCTGGATCTGTCAAGAAGTGGTTAGTTGTATAACCTTCTGGAATAGAGCCATTGTTTTTGATTGCGTTGACATCATTGTCTGCGGTACCTACGCGTAACTCTGTTTCTAACAAGCGTGTTGCAATAAATTGCAATGCTGGTGGAATCACAAGTTTCTTAGGTTTTGCAGCCAATAACAAACCGCGTTCATCAGTCCACGCTGCGATTTGGATCACTGCGTTTTCTAATGCTGTTTCATTCAAGTCAGATGCTACCGCTGGAATGTTGCTGTTAACACCACCAGTAACTAAGCTGTGCGATGCTGAAAACAACGCAGCACCATCACCACCTGGATACGCAGCATTAAAACCGTTGTTTAACACGTTAGCTGCTTTGACTTGTTTTGTGTACGCCATCGCACGAGCTAATGCTTTAGTGTAGCGAGCTGATAACGTATCATACAAGTTATCTTCTACTGCTTCTTCAGTTAGACTGAAGCCTAATGCGATTGTTTCGTGTGTGTAGCGAGCTGTCCATGCTTCTTGAGCATTGTCATAAGCGATGGCGTTGCCTTCGTTTTTAACAGGTGCTGCTGAGAAACCAGACAGTTTTGTTTCTTCTTCGAATGAACGCTCTGAGCTCTCTGTTTCATAGATCTCTTTGTGCTCTTCGCCATAACGTTTGTACTCTAAACCAAACAAAGCGTTTAAGCCCGGTAATAGTTCTTTAAGTAGTTGTGCGCGTGAAATTGCCATTGTTTATTCTCCTTAGTCGCCAACACCAGTACCATTGTAGTACGAATGGATACCGAAGTTAAATTTTACGATGCAATCTGTAAATGCATCACCGATTGTAGAGAACGGACCGTCAACAACATCAACTAGGCGTAAACCAATTGTTGCAGTTGTTGCACGTGTAGCCACATCTAATGAAATCTTAGAGTCTCCGGACGTTGTTGAACCCGCTGTTTGGTTAACCGCAAAGTTAGAACCAATCATTGTTTGTGTCACAGCATCATCTGCTTGGATTTGGAACAATGTATCAGGGTCATCACATACATATGCCATAGCGTCAGCTGCTACAACGCCTGTAGGCCAGTATTGTGCATTCAGTTTGTATTTTAATGTTGGGTCTGTATAGGTACAACCTAAAAACACACCAACCGTACCTGCTGGGAATGGTGCTGCATTTGTGCCTGCTGTTGTTACTTTTACGATTGTACCATCTGTACCGATTGCTACGATGTCACCAAAAAAGATGTTAGCAGCATAACCGCTAGCAATTTTAAGTTGACGTGTAGAGCCAGCAAATGCTTGGCCACCAATCAAGTTGATAGGACGTAAACCGTATGGGGCTGCTGTAGTAGCCATAGTTTAACTCCTTAGTTATTTTCCATTACCAAAGGAAGTAGTTGAGCGCTTATCTTTAAATAGCGGCATGCGTGCATCATTCTCTTTCATGAAGCTGTTATCCACAGCGTCGGTTTGAGATTGTGTTTGCTGGCTATAATAGTTTGATCGTTGCTCCACAAATTCTTCTGGTGTTTTACATAAAATTAGACCACCTATCTCTACTGAATCAGCATATTTAGGGTTTTGGTCCGAATATAGTTGTAGTTCGGGGTGGTCAGTCGCTTTGACTGGTTCCCATCCTTCACGCATTCTTTTAGAAACGTTAGTTGGATCAGCTTGACCTACCATGCTTGTACGAACCCATCTGTATTTCCATCCCGGTGTCGCTTTAATTTCAGGCAATGCTGAAGCGGGCGCCCACTGTTTTGGTCGTTCATATGATTCACGTACATCGATTTCGCGTGTTTGTCTTACTGTCTTATCCATTATCTTGTCTCCAATTTTAGTGTCTCACGTGCATATTGTTCCGGTGTTAAGCCAAGTTTTTTAGCTAATGCTACTGCGGTTGTGCTTAATCGTACTTTTTTAGGCGCGGTACTTCGCGAAGCCGGTGCTACGACGGTTGACGGTTTTTTGCGTTGGGCGGGTTTATCCTCGTCCATCGAATCATCCTCGAAATATTCGGGGAATCGTTTGCGCATAGTAGTATCAATACTATGGTAGTAGGCATCTGATGTAGGATCAGTGCCACCACGAACTAATTTTTCATGCAATCCCAAAGCGAGGCTAGTCATCTCCTCATCTTGTCCAAACCAATCATTTTTTTCCTGCCATTTGGCGGCACGGGTGTCTGGTCGGACAACTGGTGATCGTTCAGTCTGTAGTTGTACACTAGTTTCATCGTCTTGTAAAGCTTTTTCGTACTGTGGACGATAATTTTGCATTTGAGTTAGTTTATATTGCGCACTATTCATACTTTCTTGCGCTTCAATAATCTTATCGGTATCACCCATATCATACGCTTCACGATACGCTTTTCGGGCTAAATTCATTTCGTGTTCTGCCGCACTACGAGCCACTTGAATGTATGACTGTTCACCAGTTGTAAGATTTGATTTTAGTTTTTTGTTTTCTTCATAAATCGCTCGCGCATATTTAACAGCTTCTTCTTTTTCTCTAGCGGCCGCTTCTTTTTCTCGACGCTCATCATGATACACCTTGCGTAGCTGGGCCATGCGCTCTTTTACTCGCTCAGAGTAGTCAGTTAGATCATCTTTTTCTAGATCATCTACTACTTCTTTCGGTAAAGGTTTTCGACCTTTATCTTGCTCTGGAGTATCGTCTACAACTTCTAAGTCAATATCATTGTCTTCCGTTGTGGACGTTTCTTTTTCATTGTTGGCTTCCTCATTTACGTCTACTTCATCAGGAAACTCAAACTCTTCACCATCAAACTCTTTATTTGCTGCCATTTTCATTGCTCCTTATGCGCGTGAATATCCGCGTGGGTCGTCAACTACACCCTCAACGGTATCATCGTTTATGATCCGGAATTCTCTTCCGTGTATTTTAAATCTTGTCCCTGCGTAAGCACGGGTTAGTACAAAATCGCCTTCTTTACACCATGCGCCTGTAGGAAAACGACTTGCATCTTGATAGCATAAATCCCCTACCTTTAGTACAAATAATACTACCGTTCCGTTCTCTTCAACGCGTTTTGTATCCGAGGCTTTAATAATCCCACTTTCATATGAATCATCTGCGTCAGGTACAGCGCACAATATTCGATATCCCTTCGGTTCCGGTAGCTGTGCTGCCTTTGGTTCTGGTGTAGCCTTATCTGCTAACCCAGTTAAGTCAATCGCTTGACTCAAGTTGATTTTACTCATCGTACGTCTCCATATTTTTTGCGAGGTCTGCTATAAATGACTGCACGGTAAGTAGACCTCGAACCATACCTGCAGAATATTGATATGTTGCGTAGTCTTTAGCTGCGCCATCCCCAAGACTTTCTAAAATCTGTTTCCGCTTATCCTCTATCTGACTCATTAGATATTCTAGCGTCTGATCCATCCTCTTCTCCTTTTACTTGTTGAACTGCTTTGTTTTGGTTTGCTATCGCTAGTTGGGTTTCTCTACTACGTTCATCGGAAACCGCTTTCATACCCGCTTTAACTCCTGCTTCAAGCTGTTTTGCGGCTAGATCACTATCATGTTGTGTTGCTCTAGCGCCCAACTGTGCACCAGCTATACGCTCAGAAGAAGCTATTTTTTGGGCCTCTAGATCAAGTTTTTTAGCATTTAGCGCAACATCTGCCGCAGCTTTAGCTGCTTTCGTGTCAGCGTCTTTTTCTTTAATTGCCAATTCTTTTTGCTGCATTTGTACTAATGGGTCTTGAGCTTGTTTCTGTGCTGCTTGCTGCTGTACTTCTTGCTGGTTTTTAGCTAATAGTTGTTGCGCAGCTTTTGCTGTTAGTCGTGATAATTCGACTTCTAGTTCTTTTGGAATACCTTCATCGATATCAGGTAAGTCTACACCAAGTTGCGCTTCGATTTCTTTCCTATACTGGAATGCGATGTGCTCATTCATGTGCGCTAGCGCTGCTGCTTGTATTGCCTTTGCTTGTGGATTTTGACTCACTAGCTGAGCAATTTTAGGGTCCTGCATTGCTGATTGATGCACCATAATATGTGCCTCATGGTCTTGATATAAGAACGCTTTAACTGGTTTACCATTTAATATTGCCATGTTCTCCGCTACTGGATCTTTTGGTTTTTCATCTTCTGCCGCGGGAATTAGTTTACCAATGTTTTTTACCCCTAATACCTCTAACATTTGCTTGTTTAGCTCAACCATGTCATATATTTGTGGGTGTGCTTGTGCCATTTGCATAACCGCTTGGTACTGAACCACTTTTTGAGACATTGTTGCCGCGTTGGGGTCAGATACAGGAATCACTTCTACCATGTCGTAATCAGAACGTTTAGCACTTTTATTGCCTACTTCTGGATCATAGCTATATTCGTCTGGCGTATAGTCACGAATAATACCAGCCATTAATTTAAACTCTTGTTTCATTGCGTAGTGAATGCGAGCCTGTACTGCACTCATCACTTTCAGAGTTCGTTCTAATATGGCTAATGTTGTGCCGACTGGTGAATT